TCACTCATCCTGGTCACCATATTTTTCACGCAAATAGTTAAGACTGATAGGCAATTCATCGCAACCGCCATCCGCAACTTCGTTTAACATCCAAATTCCTCGCCACGACAGATTAGTCTGGGGATTTAGGTAGTCCTCATGGTGCTGGTAGAAGATGCCAGCAAACAACCCTAGAATATTGGTTCCATCGGCTCTCCTGCCATAGGCTAGGTCTTTATCTTGAGCATGGCCCATCACGCAGGTCATCATCTTCTTGGTGATCAAGCTACGCGCACTGGCAACTGGTCTACCCATAACGCCACTTGTGAAGTAATGCGAGTAAGCTATGCCATCTATCACTGCAACCTGTAGAAAGTCGTACACTTCCCAGCCCATTTCCTCTAGCTTAAAATCTTGGTAGCCTATCAGACCTTCTAGCTTTTCATCGCCTTCAATAGCTCGCTCAATTCTGTTCTCGTGGTTACCCAGAGTAAAGACCATTCGGGGGTTCCACTGCTTTTGCTTGTTGACCCGTAATCTATGCTGCTCTTGGCGTATAGGCGCTAAAAATACCTCCATCGCATCAATACCAGCTTGGATATCATCGGTATACCTCCTGCCAGCAAAGGATTTCTTTCCCACGTCCCACGATGAGAGACTAGGCATATCCCAGTGGTCGCCAATATGAACAATTACATCAGGCTTTTTAGCTGCTGCGTACTGACCAGCCCAGTGCAAATGATCGTTAGGCTCGCCAGGTTTTACCTGAGTATCTGGGATTATCAGATGCCTTTTGGTAAGCGGTCTTGATTTAAACAGATTAATAATGCTTTTAATTAGATTCATTTATTTTCTCCATAAAAAAAGCGCCACTAAGGGCGCTCTAAATCGTCTTTCGCCACTGCGGCTAAACCGCACACAACGAATACTACCATATAAATCAACACTTTTATTCCCACCCAGACCAATTGAGCCGCCATTATAGAGACTCTGCGGAGGGTCACAAATGTATTAGGTTGATGCATAATATACCTTAAAAGCTATAGGTTCGTTTGCAGCCACAGGTGAACCACGCCTGATCACGGGCCGAGGGAGGCCTGGCTTATAAAACCACTGCAATCGCAAGTATTACCAGCAAATATACTATTTGTGCATTGCTTAAATTGGATTGCGCCATTAACCACTGCTTTATTAGCTGGCGATTGGCAAATTTGTGTGCTTCTTTGATCTTATCTTTCATACATTACCCCTAAAAAGGTATGTCTTCAGTGATAGGGGCAGCGGTAGACTGCGGGGCAGCGTTAGACTGTGGTGCTGCTCCATCGTTATAAAACACCTTTACATTGCCCAGAATAGGCATTCTCTCGCTTTTTTCACGCTCTTCTTTAGTCTGCGATTGAGTAACAAAGCCATTATTTTCGTACTGATCCTGCTCGGCAGTGTTCACAAAGGTTGTCAAATTAAGATACCTAGCTTGAGTGCCATCTTTTTTGGTCACTACTGGGCAACGATCTAAGTCTAATTGCTTCAAGTCTATGGATAATGATACGCCTACTTTCATTGTAAATTCCTCACTTCGGAAATAATTTCGGTTACGGCAAGCAATACTTGCTCTGCCAAGTTGTCAATAAACTCTTCATCACGCTCTACGCGCACTATAAAGGGTTCTTTTTCTGGGTGGTAACTCATAAAATCCCACCAATCACGCTCAGTTATCCACATGCAGCCTTGGACTTGAGCATAATGCTTTGTTGGGCAGACTCCTTTCTCGCTCCATTTGTCATGGTTTCCAGGTGCTGGGCATTTAACCTCAATGCCGCCATCTTCACCTATTAGGCCATCAGGACTACAGCCAAACTCACCACTGTTATCCAAGATAAACCCTACTTCCTGCACTTCGTTTTCAGTGATCAATTCGTACAGGTTACGGGCATCAGGCTCAAGTTCATTGCCACGGGTCATCCAATCTGTCACAAATACAGGGGCAGACATGCCAGATATGCGCTCGATGATAAGCGAGTTGATGTATCCATCAGCCGATGCACTTGGCTTGCCATTGGACTTTATTAACTTGTGGAACTGACTGGCGCTAGGCCTACCTAATCTAGCGTCCAGCCACTCCTGACTGCCTTGTTCAGCTTGCAGTATTTGCATCAGCTTTTCTCTTCAGTGCCGATAATGCCTGATCGAACTGCACCGCCTTCATTTGGTCAACAGTTGAGCATTTAAAAACTTGGCAGAACTTCTCTACGTCAGATTCCGTAATTTCAAGCAATGCCTTTAGCTGCGCTGCCTGATTACTGTCAATAGGAGCATCCTGTACTGCGCTAGGCAGGTCTTCACCAGCATAGATGTATATGCCCAGACCATGCATCGCTATTGCTTTTACTAAGCAGCGCATTCTGGCATCAGAAACATCGCGGGTACTAGGATTGGCAATGCTTTTGTTTCTATTGTCCATGACCGGAAGCCACATGCTGTGCGTCTTACCTTCTACAGTAACTGCAACATTAACCTCACAAGTTTCATTAGCCAGAAAGGTAGGTGGGCAGAAAGCATAACTGCTGTCAGGGTAATGCTCATTCAATGTCTGCCATGCCCACGCCCACGATAGATAAGATAGGTTGCCCTTCTTCTCTACGTTTTTGCTACAGTCGATAGCGGATAAGGTCTTCCATACATTGCTCATAAGTCTTCTCCAGAATTTTTAGCGTATTCATATTGAATTTGCTCCCACTCTGTTGACTGAGCGCCAGCATTTTCAGCAGACTCGTATGCCTTGGCGTAGCCTTCATAGTATTTGTTATCTTCACCGTCCATAGCTGGGTGGCCGTGGACACAATCGTACTCGCCACGCTCGAAATGTGACATCAGATCATTAAGAAAACTTGTAAAGTAATCCATGTTGTCGCATGGGCTGCCAGTTCTTTGGGGGGATTCGTATTGCTTCATTTGTGTAGCCTCTTTGTGTGTTTGTGAGGTTCATTTTACACACGTCAAAATATATTGCAACTACTCTTGTAAATTAAATTACAACTGCTATGATGCAAGCTCACTAACTGGAGTTAACAATGGATATTAACAAATCAATCAACTTTTATATGGCGAAGCACGAGATGATCCAGGCTGACCTTAGTAGAAATTGCAGCTTATCTTCTGGGGCTATTTCTTTAATTAGAAATAATCACCGCGCACCATCTTTTCCAACACTACTTATCTTAGCTGATATGTTCAAAGTGAAGCTTTCAGAGTTCATAGCGGCTGGTGAGTGAGATGGACAAGCCATCGTACTATGCCATCCTGACTGCTGATGTCAGGTATGACAAAACTTTGAAGCCGCTGGCTAGGCTGTTGTTCGCAGAGATTACAGCACTGTGCAACAAAGAAGGTTACTGCTGGGCCAGCAATCAATACTTTGCTGATCTATATGAAGTTGATAAGACAACTGTGAGTGGGTGGATAGGACAATTAAAGACGCGAGGATACCTGACAGTACAACTTCAGTACAAAGAGGGTAGTAAGCAAATTCTTAATAGGTATATGAAAATTAATGGGGAGGGTATAGACGAAATAATCAATACCCCTTTCCGAAAAGATGTAGACCCTATTGACCAAAAGACCAAAGTTAATACTAAAACTAATACTAAAACTAATACTAAAACTAATATTACAGTTAATAATGTAGATGATTTTGATGCATTCTGGAAATTTTACCCAAGGAAGGCAAGCAAGGACGCAGCAAGGAAAGCATGGACTAAATTAAAACCCGATCAAAACATAATGAAGATGATTGCTGACAACGTGAGGGAGCGTGTAGAGAAAGGTGAATGGCGCAAGGACAACCAGTCATTCATACTTCATGCCAGTACATATCTCAATCAAAAACGCTGGGAAGACGAAGTTGTTGACCAGAAAACACAAACACAAACCAGAACCAACCCTGATTCGATGAAGTCTGTCTCCGTCATGGAGAAGATAATTGACAGATCGTGGGCTGAATGAGGAAATAGCATGGCGCAGAAAAGAAAAATGCCAAGTCGCAATGCAATAGCTGCATTTTGGAGTGATAAGTTTGACAATATTGATAGCGATAATTGCTTTGCTTGTCATTGGGGTGGTCTTTTAGAAAGATGCCACATTACCGCAAAACACGATGGTGGTAGTGATGGCGTAGGTAATTTGCATGTTCTATGTCCTGAATGCCACAAAGCAAGTGAGTGCATAGATGGTAAAGAATATTTTAAATGGCTCGATTACGTTAGAGAAAAGGTAAGTCGCAACTGGTTTGCATATCATTATCCAAAACGTGAATACCATATTAAAAATCCATCAACTAAGTTATTAACTTGGATCAAAGAAAACAGAAAAGATTTTTACGCACAATATGAGGAAAGATTATGAAGCAGCATGAGCGAGTATTACAGTATTTAGAAAACGGTAAGACTATTACTACGTTGGACGCATGGCGTGAACTGGGAATCACTAGGCTGGCTGCCAGAGTGTACGAAATGAAACAGCTAGGGCATCCTATCCAAAAGAATACCATCACGGTGACTAACAGATTTGACGAGAAGTGTAGTATTGCTGAATACTATTTGGAGGAGGCGTAATGGAACTATCAAGCGACTGCATGGGCTACCAAAACTATGGCGGCAACAAAGATCACGACAATCGAAAGCAAGTAAAAGTTCAATACATTGGCACGAAATCTACTGTCTTGGTTACTGGCGAGTATTACACCTACAAGGAATTAGCTAAAGTTTGCAATATGTGCGTGAAGACCATGCAACATAGGGTTTGGGGTGACAGTGTTGGCCTTAACAGATACGCCAATGACAATACTATCCGACCTTTGTTTACAAAATCTGATGGGGTTCCGCTAGGAGGAGGTAATGAAGAGCTAAAGAATCACACCCCCTCTGCGAAATGTAAGCATGAAGCGCAAAATGTATCGACCAGGTGGTTAAATATTAAACTAACAGCCATCGACCCTAACTACACCAATCGGGAGTGGAGGTAATTATGCGATTCAGCGGAGATACTCAGACAGTAAACAGCAAAGATTCTCTGGATAAGTGGATACGATTTTCTACTGAGATATTCCATGAGAAGCACTACGTCACGTTTAAGTATTCATTGGGCAAACCTAGAACCATCAAGCAGAACAGTGCCATGTGGGTATTCTGCCGGGACATAGCAGACCGCTGTAATTCTGCTGGTTATGAGATGCAGACTACCAGCCCAGTGTTGTCTAAACCTATTGAGACTCCGTGGACAGACAGGAGTGTCATGGATAACATCTGGATGACCGTTCAGACTGCTATGTTCCCTGAGAAAACTGATAGCAGTGATGAGCTAGACACTAAAGAAGTGGCTCCAGTTGCTGAGACAATCATTAGGCACTTAGGCAATACCTATGGCATACACGTTCTATTCCCCACTAAGGCTTTTAAAGATGGCAATTAAGAGAGATGCAGCAGACAAGTGGTTCTCCGATGTAGTTAGGAAGAACGCTGGCTATGTTTGTGAACACTGTCAAAAGGTAGACGCTAGGATGGAATGCGCCCATATCTATGGTCGTGCAGCTAAGTC